AAAGCTTTACCTTTTGATGCATCTTCAGATGAATATGCACAATTTGCGGTAGCTTTTCCAAAATCTTGGAATGAAGGAACAGTAACTTTTCAAAGTTTCTGGTCTTGCACAGGAACTAATACTGGTACAGTATGCTTTGCAATGCAAGGAGTCGCTGTATCCAGTGATGATACTTTAGATGTAGCTATGGGAACTGCTGTAGCAAATACAGCTTTAGCAGCTTCAGGGACAGCAAACGATTTAATGGTTAACGCAGAAAGTGGAGCTATAACAATAGCAGGTTCACCAGCAGCGGGCGATGAATGTTTCTTTAATATATACAGAGACGTATCTGCAGACGATCAAACAGCTGATGCAAGATTGCTAGGAGTTAAATTATACTTCACTACGGATGCTGCTAACGACGTTTAATAGGAGTATAGTATGAGAAATATTAAAGACGAATCTCTAAAAATAAGTAAAAATAAAAAAAATAACACACGACCAAAAACTAAAAGTTTTGGCTACACAATATTAGGAATGGGTGGCGGTACAGTTGTACCTCCATTTAGTTTTGATTATTTAGTTGTAGGTGGCGGAGCTGGTGGCGGAATCTCTGGATATAGTGGAGGCGGCGGTGGCGCCGGAGCTGGAGGTTATAGAACTTCTGGTTATGGACCTTCACCTCTTAGAGGATCTTCTATTGGTCCAGGAAAAAATTGCGGTACTTATCCAATTGTAGTTGGAGCAGGTGGCGCAGGTGGTTCTCCTCCATCAAAAACTGGTACAGATGGTGTTAATTCAAGTTTTGCAGCCCCTTCCCCTTTTGGAATAACTTCTGAAGGCGGCGGTGGCGGCGGTGGTGGTAACCCCAGCAAAAATTGCGGTCAACCCGGCGGATCGGGTGGCGGCGGAGCTGGTGGTGGTACACCTTTCCCTACATGTGCATCCGGACCAACATCAGGTGGAGAAGGAAATAATCCTCCAACAACTCCTCCTCAAGGAAATGATGGTGCAGCTCAACTTTTAACACCTCATGCTGACCAACCCGGCGGAGCTGGTGGTGGTGGTATGGGTGCTGCTGGACAAGCAAACCCTCCATGCAGAGCAAGAGGCGGAAATGGTGGTGGTGGTGTATCAAACGATATTAATGGATCTTGTACTGCTTACGCTGGTGGCGGCGGTGGTGGCGGATCACACAACGCAGGCCCTCCAAACGGAGGATGCGGCGGATCTGGTGGCGGCGGTAAAGGCGGCGGAACTGGACCAAACACTGGCGGACCAGGAGTGGCTGGATCAGCAAACACCGGTGGTGGCGGTGGCGGCGGTGGAAGTAAACCTGGAAGCTATTCTCCAAGTGCCGCGGACGGTGGAAACGGTGGATCTGGTATTGTAATAATTAGAGCACCTGCAGATAAAACTTTAACAGTAACACCTGGAACAAATAGTACATCTACTCACCCATCAGGTTGTAAGTTAGCTACTTTTACGGTTACTGGTTGTTTAACTATTTCTTAATTGATCTAGATCAATTCTTTTTATTTCTCTTTACTTTTTATTTATATTGATATAAAACATATGTATAAAGACATATGAACTTACAACACTATTATTGGTATTTTAAATCAGCAGTTCCAGAACGTATCTGTGATGATATTGTTCGTTATGGTAAATCTTTACAAGATAGAATGGCTACTACAGGTGGTTTTGGAGATCCAAAAACATTAAATAACAAACAAATTAAAGATTTAAAATCAAAAAGAGATTCAAATATTGTTTGGATGAGTGATAGATGGATATATAAAGAAATTCAACCTTTTGTTCATCAAGCAAATGCAAACGCAGGATGGAATTTTCAATGGGATTTTTCTGAGTCTTGTCAATTTACAAAATATAATAAAAACCAATATTATGATTGGCATTGTGATAGTTGGGAGAAACCATATGAAGATGGAAACTCAAAAGGTAAAATAAGAAAATTATCTGTAACAGTTTCTTTATCTGAAGGGGGTAAAGACTATACTGGTGGAGAATTAGAATTTGATTTTAGAAACCATGATCCTGATAAAAAACCAAACATACGTAAATGTAAAGAAATATTACCTAAAGGATCTTTGGTGGTATTTCCTAGTTTTGTTTGGCATAGAGTATGCCCTGTTAAAAAAGGATCAAGATATAGTTTGGTTATATGGAATTTAGGAGCGTCGTATAAATAATGACTTTTCCAAAACAATTATTATTAGAAGATCATTTTAAATGTCCTATATGGTTTGCAAATGATACTAAATTTGTAAAAAAATTAAATAAAGCATCAGACAAATATATTAAAGAAGCCAAAAAGAATTTAAAAAAAGACATAGAAAAAAGAAATAAAAAATATGGAAATAAAGGAGACATGGGGCATGTTTTTCATTCAACTGCTTTAATTGAAGATCCTAAATTTTTAGAATTACGAAACTATGTTTTGGCAACGTCATATAATCTTTTAGATGAAATGGGTTTTGATTTAAGAAATTATCAAATGAGCATAGCTGAAATGTGGGTACAAGAATTTGCTAAAGATGGTGGTGGTCACCATACTTTACATACACATTGGAATGGACATATATCTGGTTTTTATTTTTTAAAAGCAAGTGATGCAACATCTAGACCTATATTTCAAGATCCACGTCCAGGAAATATGATGAATCTTTTACCTGAAAAAGATGTTACTAAAATAACTTATGCAAGTAATCAAATTAATTATAATATTAAATCTGGAACAATGATGTTTTTTCCATCTTTTATGCCTCATATGTATTCTGTAGATATGGGATATGAACCTTTTAGATTTATACATTGGAACATACAAGCATTACCAAAAGGAGGCAAGCATGTCGTTTAAAAAAAATAAATATTCAATATTAAGAAAAGCTATAAGTAAAGAGTTGGCCAATTTTACATATGCTTATTTTTTAAATAAAAGAAAAGCTGCTAGATTTTTATTTGATCAAAAATGGCTTTCACCATTTACAGAATATTTTGGAGTGTGGAATGACCAACAAGTACCTAACACTTATTCGCATTACGGAGATTTAGTAATGGAAACCTTATTACAAAGAGTAAAACCTGTAATGGAAAAACATACTAAATTAAAATTAAGTGAAACTTATTCTTATGCAAGAATTTATAAAAAAGGTGATATTCTACATAGACATAAAGATAGATATTCATGTGAAATATCTACTACTTTAAATTTAGGTGGTGATTCATGGCCTATATATGTAGACCCAACAGGAAGACAAGGTCAAGCTGGTATTAAAATTGATCTTGATCCTGGAGATATGCTTATATATTCAGGATGTGATTTAGAACATTGGAGAGAAGAATTTACTGGAGATAATTGTGGACAAGTTTTTTTACATTATAATAAAAAAGGTTCTAAAATGGCTAAAGAAAATGAGTTTGATAAACGTCCATTTTTAGGCCTTCCTACTTTTTATAAAGGGTTTAAAATTAAATAAATATTGACTTTTTAAATTAAAAATCTATTAATGATATTTTAGGAGAAATATGGCACACTTTGCAGAATTAGAATCAAAAACAGATCCAACAGGATTTACATCCGATACACACTTAGTTGTCAAAAGAGTTATTGTTGTGGGAGATGATGTAGAAACAGCCGCTGGACCTTTAGGTGAAAATGACATGCATGTTGATGGTGAAACATGGTGCTCTACTAAATTAGGTGGTGTTTGGAAACAAACTTCTTACAGCAAGGCTTTTAGAAAACAATATGCTGGTATGGGATATGTGTATGATTCGTCAAAAGATAAATTTTTAACCCCTCAGCCCTATGCATCATGGTTATTAGACGATAATGATGACTGGCAAGCACCTGTAGCAGTGCCTGCTTTAGGTACTGGTAGCACAGGAAAAGAAATTGTACCAAAATGGGACGAAGATAATTTAAGATGGACAGGAAAAGCAGCAGTAGATGACGATACTGTAGAAAATTTTGTCTGGAACCCTTCAACTTCAGCTTGGGAAGCTGCATAAACTTATATCAGTTTACACTTTT